TTGTTCTCGTCGTTCGACATTGCGGGCCTCCTTTGGCCGGTGGAATTTAGAACGGGATGTCGTCGTCGTTGAAGTCGTCGACCGGCGGTGGCGCGCTTCGCTGCGTCGACGGCCGCTGCTCACGTGGCGCGCGCTCGGTGCGCTCGCCTTCCGGGCGGCCGCCGAGCATCTTCATCTGGTCGGCGATGATGTCGGTGGTGTAGTGCGTTACGCCGTCCTTGTCGTACTTGCCATATCGGATGCTGCCTTGCACGGCCACAGCGCTCCCCTTGCGCAGGTACTCGGCGGCGATGTCGCCCAGCTTGCCGAAGAACGTCACCTTGTGCCACTGCGTTTCCTCGACCATTTCCCCCTCGCGATTCTTGCGTTTCGACGTGGTGGCCAGGCTGATCTTCGTCACGGTCACGCCGCCTTGCGTGTAACGAGTTTCAGGGTCGTTGCCCAGGTTGCCGATCAGGGAAACAGAATTCTCGATGCTCATGCGGTTTTCCGGTTGTTGACGCGATGGGTGATCGTACGCGGGCCGCGCGCTGCGGCCTCGTCGCGGATGTTGTCGGCCAGGATGTCGGGATCACTCTTGGCGGTGCAGACCATCAGAAGCTCGCTGGGGCGGAAGTCGTCCGGCCCGCCGACGAGAACGTGTCCTGCGCGATCCAGCGCGACACCATACTTGCGCCGGGGCGACATGCGCGCAATGGCATCCTCGGCCAGCTGCGTGGCCGTGCGGCGGGCTGTGGTGCCGATGTCCTCGATGGTCATGCCAGAAGCCTCCCCTGACGATGCGCGTCCTCGATGCGGCGGCAGGCGTCCAGTGAGGCCGCATCAATCCGCGTGCGGGCCATTTCCACGTATTCGGGATTAATCTCGCAAAGCACCGCGTCCCGGCCGGCCTGCGTCGCGACAAGCCCCGTCGTACCGGCGCCGCCAAATGGGTCCAGCACTGTGCCCCCCTCTGGGCAGCCTGCCAGAATGCACGGCTCGATGAGGTCTGGCGGGAAGGTGGCGAAGTGCGCGCCCTTGTAGGGGCGGGTCGGCACCGTCCAGACGCTGCGGCGGTTCTTCGTCTCGGCCATGAGAAATTCCCGGTAGTAGCCGCCCAGCGCCGCCTTCGCCTCGTCGGCCAGCGCCTGCACGTCCGGCCGATTCTTGCCGGTGCCGTCCTGCGTCACGCGCCCTTTCCCCGCATCCGTCGCGCCGCACGCTCGGATCGCTGCGATATGCGCATCGGTCAAACCGGCCTCTGCGGCGATCTGACGCGCGCGGACCTGCTGCGGGCGATCGGCAGTGCCTGACGCCGGCTCCTTGATCGACTCCGAATCGAAGTAGTAGCGCGGCGACTTCGACAGAAGGAACAGGTACTCGTGCGCCTTCGTGCAGCGGTCGGTCACGCTCTCCGGCATCGGGTTCGGTTTGTGCCAGATGATGTCCTGCCGCAAAATCCAGCCGTCTGACTGAAGCGCGAAGGCGACACGCCACGGGATGCCGATCAGGTCCTTGTCCTTCAGGCCGACCGGCGCCTTGCTGGTCCGGTCGCTCATCTGCGCCAGCGTGTTGCGCGTGCTCCCGACCTTCGCGGTATCCGAGACCCGGCGGTCGGTGCCGCCGGTTCTGGCATAGCTGTCTCCCAAGTTCAGCCACAGCGTCCCGTCGTCGGCCAGCAGACGGCGAACCTCACGGAACACGGCCACCAGCGCGGACACGAACTCGTCGGGTGTCGGCTCCAAGCCGATCTGCCCGTCGTGGCCGTAGTCCCGCAGCCCGAAGTACGGTGGCGAGGTGACGCAGGTCTGGACGCTGCCAGCAGGCAGGCGGCGCATCGTCTCAATGCAGTCGCCGAGGTACAGCGTGGCGTTGCCGATGACGATCGTGGTCACGACATCCTCCGGATCTTCTCCACCAGCTGATCCAGTTCGCGGATGAAAATCTGCAGTTCGGTGTTGAGGTTGGACAGGTAGGCCAGGTCTCGCACGACGCGCACGCGCAGCTGCGGCAGGCCGGGCCAGTAGGACCGGAAGTCGCACCACATGCGGCCGGTCACCAGCAGCTGCCCCTGCACCTGGGCGACATGTTCCGGCGGCAGGCGGCCGGCTTCCAGCGCCTCGATCTGCAGGTGCGGCAGCTTGGTCTTGATCTCGAGCAACCCGTCATCGCCCACCAGCGAGTCCGGGCTGGCGCCGATGCGGCCGCGCTTGGCGAACCCGACTGCCTGCACTGGAACCGGGGACGTGGCTTCGTACAGGGCGCGCACCTCGCCCTCCATCGACTTGCCGCGCTCGGTGTGTTCGTTGCCCTTCCAGCCCGGCACGGGGGCGCCGGTGATGATCTCGGCGGCCTTGGTGGCCAGCAGTTTCTTGCGCGTCTCGCTGGGGGCGCCGCCCCGGCCCTTGGCCAGCACGGTGGAGAACTCGGACGCGGTGACCACGCCGGCGCGGGCCTGGAACCATTCGTCGCTGCCTTGCTCGCACTCGATGATCTGCAGGTCTGTCATGGCTTCGGCTCCTGGTGCTGGGTGGCGAACGTTGCGGCGAGGGCGACCACGCCTGCGCAGACCTTGGCCGCCTGCAGCTGGTGCGTGTTCTTGCCCGGGTACTCGGCGAGCGCGCGACGCAGTGCGTCCTCATCCACGGCTGCGGGCTGCTGGGCGAGGGCGCGCATCACCTCCGCTTCGGAGTAGAGCGGCGCTTTCGGTTCGCGTGGCACGTCAGGCCACTCTGGATTGATCCATGCCGGATTGCCGTCGCTGCCAACGAAAGCCACCGCGCGTGGCTTGAACCCCCCCACCCCCACGGGCGCGCTCGGGGGTGCGGTGCCTGGGACTGGAAGCCATCCGTGCCCGGTCGGCGGCTCGCTGGTGCGAAACTCCGGTTCCTGGTCGCTGTCTTGGCGCGGCCGATACCATGCGAACGGCCGGACCTCCCCGCCGCCCTGCTGCATGGGCTGGGCGTCAGGCATAGGCACGGCCTTCTGCTCGCGAAGGCGGGCATATCGCTCGCGCATTTCGTCGTGCGTGATGATCTTGGAATCGGGCCGCCCATCCCCGTTGGTGTAGTCGAAGCGGATCAATTCCACCGCCTGCCCCTGCTGCTGCGCGGCGGTGAGTCTTTCGGCGAGTACATGCGTCAGGAAATCACGCATCAACTTCCGTTCCGCGAGCACTTCGTACTCGCTGTAGTCGTCAGGGAACGTTGCGCCATCCTCGCGAAATGCGTATCGCTTACACGCGCGCTCCACCATCTCGTCGCTGATCTGCACAGCCTCGGGAATCGGCTTATCCATTGCTCGATTCCTTTTCCTTGCGCAGCCGCCCAAGCTGGGCGTGGACGATCTCGAAGTGCTGGGCCTGGATGTCGGCCAGCACGCCGATGCCGCTATCCTTCGTGGCGCGGCGGATCCATTCCATGAATGCCGGCTCGTTCTTGACGTAGACGTCGATCAGGTCGCGCAGGATCTTCTCCTGCTCCTCGGTGATGAACTCCGTCGTGGTGGCGACAGGCGCGTGTCCGTCGGTGTCGATCTCCCCGCCGGTGGCGATGCCGGTCGCGGCCAGCAGCGTATAGCGTTCGAGGTAGGACTTGGTGCTGGCGATGGATTGAATGCTGTTCTTGCCGCCGCTGTCGTCTGGCGGCGCCGTCATGGCCACGCGCTCGCTGTGCCCATCACGGTGGCTGATCACGCATTCGACCGTGATCGCGCTGCCTTGCTGGCTGACCGTCCAGCGGTGCGACAGCCCGTGCTTCGCCATGACCGGCACCAGCGCGCGGGTGATGTCGTGCAGTTCGGCGTGGTCGTATTCGGTTTTGCCCTTGCCGGTCGTGTAGCTGACGCGCTTGGACTTGGCGATGGTGATGCCGCCGGCTTCCAGCTTGAAGGCCGACATGGCGGCCACGAACGCCTTGCGCTGCTGCTCGGCGTCCCAGCGCAGTTGCAGGTCCAGCAGCTTGTCCAGCTGATCCACGGCGCCCTTGGACAGCGCCATCTCGGCCATCCGCATGTAGGGATTGTCCTGCGCGGTAGCCAGCGCGGTGCCGGCTTGGGGCTGGATGGCGGGCATGGCGTCCAGCACTTCGCCTTCGATGGTGTTGGTTTCGGTGGTCATGGTCATGCCGCCTTTTTCAGAAGATCGCGGAAGGTCGGCGCCCACATTTTCCCGGCGGACATGCCGAGTGCGCGCGCCAGGTTGGCCATCGCTTCCAGCTTGGTTTCGCCGAAGCCGACCGGGGATGCCTGGATGTCCTGGAAGCCGGGGCCGGTGGCGCACCAGGCATCGCCGTCGCGCTGGATGGTGACGCCGACGCGCTGGGCGTAGTTGTCGGCATCGGCGTCGTCGCAGCCCCACTTCGCGGCCAGGTCATCGATACGCGCCTGGTGCGCGCCCAAGGCGTGCGCTTCCACCAGGATGTTCCACGCGCCTTCGCGGTTGCTGGGGTCCATCGGCCAAAGGTGGCGGGCGAAGTCGGAATCCCGGATGTCGCACGCCGCGTCGGGGTTCGGCTTGAAGATCAGTTCGCCGTTCGTGTGCAGGTAGTACCAGCCCTGGATGCTCATGCCTGCGGCTCCTGGGTGACGGCTTTGGCCGGGTGTTCGGCGCGCGCGATCGCGGCGTCCAGCTTGCGGACCAGCAGGCTCACGGTGTCGATGTGGTCCGAATCCTCGGGGTGCGGCAGCCATTCGTCTCGCAGGAAGTCCCGGGCTTCGGTCGCCGCCTCCACCAGCGTGGCCTTGTCGATGGCCTCCTGCTCGGCCGCCAGCCGCGCCTGCTCGCGCTCCGCGGCCTGGGCCTGCTCACGGGCCAACCGCTCCGTCTCGGCCCGCTGGGCGGCTTCTGCGGCTTCCTGTGCAGCCTTGGCCTCGGCCTCGCGCTGGATGGCTTGCGCCGCTTCCAGTTCGGCCGCCTTGCGGTCCAGTTCGGCCTGTGCGGCCGCCTGCGCCTCGCGCTCGCGCTCGGCCTGCTCCGCACGCTGGCGGTCCTCCTCGGCCTGCCGGGCGGCGCGCTCGGCGTCCTCGGCGGCCTGGCGCTCGCGGCGCTCGGTGTCCTCCTGCTCCTGCCGCAGCCGGCGGGCCTCGGCTTCCTCGGCGTCGCGGGCGGCCTGCTCCTGCCGCTGGCGTTCCAGTTCGGCGGCCTGCTCGTCCAGCTGGCGGCGCTCGGTGAGCAGGGTGGTCAGCGTCCCCAGCGCGCTGGCCTTGGTCTGCTCGGCCGTGGGCAGGAACACGTCGTCGAAGCTGGACAGGTCGATGGTCTCCACATAGGTGATGGCCTGCTCGATCTCCGCTGCGCATGCGCCGATCGCCTTCAACGGGGCGTTGCGGATCGCGTCCAGCCGGGCATTCATGTCGGCCACGCGCACAGCCTCGGCCAGCCGCTTGGCCTCGCGTTCGGCTTCCTTGCGATCTTCTTCGGCCTTGATCTGCTTGTCGATGGGATCCTCGAGCGCCAGGATCGGCGCGGTGATCTCCTTCGCGCGGTCGTTGACCATGCTGGCGATGCGCTTCAACTCGCTGCCGGTGGCCTTGCGGATGTTCTCGACCTTGTAGCGCACGTCCCGGATCTCGGCGCGCGCGGCCTTCGCCTCGGCCATGCCCTTGGTGTTGGTCACGTCGAACACGGCGGACTGATACTTCGAGGTGAGCGCGGCCAGGCCTTCGCCTACCTGGTCGATCTCCTGCAGGGCGTGCTGCTGCAGGGTCTGCGGATGGGTGGCCAGCTGCTGGCTGCCCGGATCGAGATTGTCTGTCATTCGTTCGGTCCTTGGGGTGGTGTGATGGGTTACTGCTTCCGTTCCGCCTCGCGCGCCTTGTCCTCGTAGTAACGGGCGCGGCGCTCGGCATCGTCGGGTGACTCGTAGGGGTTACGTCGTGCGGCCTCGGCCGCGGCCAGCCAGTCCGTCGCGGCGGGCTGCCGGTTGCGGAAGATGTCCATCTGCTGCTTCACGCCAGCGCCTCGCGGATGCGTTCCAGCATGGTGGGCCGGGCCTGTCGCGCGGGCTGCGATTCGTGCCAGTTCACCACGTCCAGCGCCTGCTCGTAGGGAAGCAACGGGCCGGGTGCGCCCGCGACGGTGAGGATCGACTGCGCGAGGTAGCGGACCAGGTTGTGGTCGGGGAAAGTCGGGGGTGCCAGCCGGTCGGGCCAGCGTGCGAGCGATGCCATGTCAGACCTCCTTGCCGAATACCAGCAGCAGGGCCGTGGCGACGATCCATGCCGAGGCCGGTGCCAGATTGTGCTGCAGCATGCCGGCCACCAGCGCGGGGCCGATCATGGCGAAGTGGGCGGCGTAGTAGGCGCCGCGGACGGGATAGCGGCGCATCACCAGCCCCGCATCTCGGCGGCTTCTTGCGCGTCTCGCTCGGCCTGATGGGCGACTTCGGTCTCCGCGTCCAGTCGCATGCGGACCTTGACGTGGCCTTCGATCTGCTCGAACAGCGCCAGCAGCTTCTGCTCGCCCACGTCCGTGCCGGTTCCGGCCACGATGATCTCGGCGATCCAGTCGGCCAGCCGGGTGCTGCCGTTCTCGGCGTGGTCCCAGTAGGGCGCGTCCTGCAGCACGTCGTCGACGATGGCGGCCACTGTGTTGCGCTCGGTCATCATCGTTTCCAGCTTCTTGTCGACCGCTTTGCCGAGCGCCTCGTCGGCGTCGTGCTGGTCCAGGTGGCGATTCAGGTCCGCGGTAACGGGGCAGTGAGTCATGGCGTGTTGTCCTTGGGTTCCTGTCCACTGATACGGATCGAGCGATCGGCATCGGGCACAGGATCAAGTGCGGCGAGAAGGGCGTCGGCCGCCTGCACAGCCTTTCGGGCTACGTCATCCACCGTCCACGTCGTTGAATCGTGGTGACTCCATGCGGCAAGCCCCTGCATCGCCGCTATCGCGAAGGCCTCGCGCTTGGTGAGGCCGGTCAGCATGGCGCTGCTTGGGCCGGTCTGCTTGCCGATAACGCCGGTGTTCGTCATGGTGCATTCGACGGGCGCCGCCGGCAGCCGGCCGTTCTCGACCGCGCTCACGACAGCGCCCCCAGTTCACGCGCCTTGTCCGCCGCCCAGGCCTTGGCATCGGCCAGCGTCGCGCGCACCGCGCTGGCGCCTCGCTCCGGGCCGCGCACGATGGCGAAAGCGGACGTCCAGCGGTCCTCCACGACCACGACGCAATCGGTGCGCGCAGCTGCGTGGTAGTGATGGCCGTATCCGTTCGGGCGCCACGCCAGGTCGACGCCCTCGCGGGGGTTCGGCTGGATGAAGGGCTGCGGCGCGGCCTCGTCGAAGGCCGGCACGTTGGCCTGCATCGGCGAGGGGTAACACTGGGGGACGGAGCGCGCGGCCGGCGGCGTGCTGCGCTGTGTGGCCATGTCGTCGGTGATGCCGTTGCCGGGCACCAGCGAGAGCGGGAGGACGGAGGGCATCGGGTTGGTTGGATCGTGGGTCATGTTCTTGGCCGTAGCTGTTGAGGGTGTCGGGGCCGGCGCTGATCTCCGGCTGGCCTTTCGGTGTCTGCGACCAGGTTGGCCGCTACCTACAGTGGCGTCAGCAGCTTGCGCATTCCCGACGCCTCGCATCCTGCGCCCGGGAAAACCGAATGTCAACCCCCTTGCGGAAAAGGTGTTTGCGGTTTAGGGTGTCGGTGTGGTCCACCATAACGGGAGCAAGACGTGGCAAAGAAGAAACCCAGCCTGCACCAGGAAATGCTGCAGGCGCGCAAGCGCCGGGACGCCGATATCGTGCGGCGCGCGGCCAGAAAGGAGACGTTCGAGTCCATCGCCGAGGGTATGGGGATGACGCGGCAGCGAGTGGGCCAGATCGTCCGCGCCGCGAGGGAACCGGCATGAACGGGGGCCGGGAAGGGGCCGAGGCGCGCGCGGCGCGCGACGCAGGCATCAAGCAGGCGGTCGACCATGCCAACGCGGTCGAACCGAAATGGTCAGATCAGGCCTATGCCGTGCTGCTGGACTTCCTAACGAAGCCGGACGCCTATGTCTGCAGCTTCACCAGCGAGGACGTGCGCGCGCATGCGGACAAGCTGCGCCTGCCGGAGCCGCCGCACCTGCGGGCCTGGGGCGGGGTGTTCCAGCGCGCGAGCCGCGCCGGGATCATAGCCAAGACGGGCACCACGACCGCGCGTTCCGCGAACGTCCACTGCGCGATCATCGCAACGTGGCGGGCGACCTAGGAGGTCATCGTGGCAGGGGACTGGATCAAGATGCGAACGGACTTGGGCACCAGCCCGAAGGTTGTCCGTCTCGCGTCCGCTTTGAAAGCGGACAGATTTCGTATTGTGGGCGGACTACATTCCGCATGGAGTCTGTTTGATGCCCATTCGGAGGATGGATCTCTGGTCGGATACACGGTCGACGTGCTGGATGATCTGATCGGCTGGCCAGGCTTCTCGCAGGCGATGGCGAACGTGGGCTGGCTGGACGTGACGCCACAAGGCCTTGTTCTTCCGAGGTTTGACGCGCACAACGGGCAGTCGGCCAAGCGACGGGCGCAGGATGCAGACCGGAAGCGTGTCCGCAGAATGTCCGCATCGGAAGCGGACGCTCGTCCGGAAAATGTCCGCCCTAGAGAAGAGAAGAGAAGAGAAGAGATAAAGCTAGAAGCAAAGGCCACCGTGCATTCGGCTGCGCCGACCGCACCGATGCCAGCAATGGATCAGCTGGGCGGCGACCGCCCGACGCCGGAGGTGCCGAAGCGGATCAGGGGCGAGAAGCCGCCGCAGACCGCGGCCAGGTTTCCGGAGTTCTGGGCCGTGTATCCCGTCAAGAAGGGCAAGGCCGCGGCGCTGCGCTCCTGGAAGGCGAAGGGCTGCGATGCGATCGCGGATCAGATCATTGCCCACGTCCGCCGGATGGAACGAGAGGACAGCGACTGGCTGCGCGGCTTCATTCCGCACGGGTCGACGTACATCACCGGCGAGCGGTGGGACGACGAGCCCAAGCGCGAGGGCGCGCCACCGGTAGCGCCGCCGCCGACCAAGGGCTTGAAGGAGGTTCTGGCCGAGGGCGAATCGAAGCTGGAAAACGCCATCGGGTATATCCGGCAGCTGCACCAGCGCGGCGACCTGGGCGAAGGCCAGGCCGGTGTCGCGGAACGTGACCGCAGAATCGCGGAAGCCACGTTGAAGTACAGACAGGAGGGCTAATGGCCACTAAACCCGAAAACGTGCGGTATGAGACGAAGCGCCGGGCCGAGGGCTGGGTGCGCGGGCCGCGCATCACGGCGGACGCTGCGGAGGCGCTGAGCAACCTGGCGCACGATCACCGGTTGTCCCCGTCGATCGTCGTGTCCCGGCTGCTGCTGGGCATCTCGTTGGACTACGATCTCGCGGCCACGCCAGGCGACTTGGACGGCAGGACGCGCGAGACGATGCGCCAGCGGCTGCGTTTCAGCGAGCAGGAAATGGCGGACTTCGAGCGCATGAAGGGGGCCGGGCGTGGCGAGTAAGAAGCGCGACCGGAGGCACATTTACATGCGCAAGCGCCTGCTGGTGGACCCGCGCACGGGCGAGGAGGTGCCGGCGCTGGTGCCCTCGAGCATGACCGATCGGCGCATCCTCAATGCGCGCCGGCTGCCTGCGGATGGCAGGGTTCGTGTAGAGGTGCGCAACCCGCGGAACGAAGGGTTCCACCGGCTGGTCCATGCGTTCGGCACGTTCTTGGTGAAGTACGTCGAAGGCTACGGGCACCACGTCACCGCGCGCGGCAAGCCGGATTCGCACGCCGCGGTGAAGGACTGCCAGGCGCGAAGCGGCGCAGCTTGCGACACGGCGGTCATGGACCTGGACGTGCCGGGCCACGGGATGATGCAGGTCAAGCGTTACGAACCTCGCAGCATCAGCTTCGATGAACTGGACGAGGACGAATTTACAAGCGCGTTCCGCACCATGTACGACCATGTGGCGTTGAACGATTACCCGGACCTGGATCCGGACCAAATCGCCGATTTCGAGGCGCTGATCGAGGGAGAAACGTGATGGAAGGGAAGGACGAAGCAATCAAGAGCCTGTGCGAGTTGGGCGAGCGCATGCGCTCGGGCCGGCACGTCGAGAAGGTGGCGCTGCACAAGGCGGTCTTGGCTGCGTGCGACAGCATGACCGCAGAGACGAGCAACGCGCGGGGGGAGGCCCTCCGCTTTCGCAAGAAGCCGGTGGTGATCGAGGCGATGCAGCTGGCCGGATCGGCCGGCGAGATACACGCCGCGTATCAGTGGATCGAGCGCAACACGCTCGGATCGTTCGAGCCGATGGCGCGCATTGAAGGGCGCGAGCCGTGGCCCGCCAGCGGCGTCAGTATCGACCCGCGCGACGGGCGTCTCATCATCGCCACGCTGGAAGGCGGCCATTGGGCCGACCTGGGCGACTGGATCATCCGTGGCGTGCAGGGCGAGTTCTACCCTTGCAAGCCGGAAATCTTCGCGGCGACCTATGAGCCGGCAGATGCCGCCCCGCCGCCCGCCGCCGCGCGAGGGGATGTGCGGGGGTTGGCGGCGGAGTTGGTCGCGCTGGTGGAGAAGTGGCGTTCTCACCCCGGAGGATTCGGCAGCGTCGGCCGCATCATCAACCGGTTTATGGACGAACTCACCGCCCTCGCCGCCGAGGGTGTGCAGGCCGGGGAGGTGGACCGGATTCGTGCAGCGCAGGATGCGGCCATCGCGAAGGTGGGCGCGGAATTGCAGGCAGAGCAGCGGGCGCGGGAGTTGCTGTATGCGGCGTGGGTGGAAGCCGGCTGGAACGATGAGGCAGCGAAGGTGCTTTCGACAGGTGACGATACGCAGATGCGCGTGGTGATAGCCGCCATCGTCGCCGCCCTCTCTCAGCAGCCCGCACAGCAGCCCGAGGCGCGGGGCGTGGTGGATGAGGATGCCGCGTTCAACGGATGGGTAGCTTCCATCGGGCATCCAGTGCCTCCAAACATTCGAGAGATGCTTCGCTCCGCATGGAATGTTCGCGCCGCCCTCACAGGAGAGCGCAATGGATAAGCCGATTCCCGAGGCTGCGCGTGCGATCAGGGACGTGCTTTTCCGCGTCTACATGGATCACGACGATCTTATGGTCACAACGGCGCTACTGCACGACATGGCCGTGGCCGTTTCTTCCCTCACCGCCGCGCAGCAGCAGGGGCAGACGGCGGCGTGGATGACGCCAGAGTCCATCGCGCATCTGGCGAAACAGAACGGTCCGGCGAAGGTCGATGCGTGGAACTGCTCCAGCGGAACCGAGCGTGTGCCCGTGTACGCCCAGCCCATGCAGCAGGGCGGGGGGGAGGTGTTCGGTTGGTGGATGGCTGATTGCAACGGTGTCGGTCGCTTCGTCTATGGCTCTGACCCAGAGTGCCGTCAGCACTATGAGACGACGCTGGGCTATTCCGCTCGCCCCCTATACACCGCACCCCCGAGCGCGCCCGTGGGGGTGGAGGACTCCGTGCTGGAACGGGCCATCGAGGAATCGGACGGTGCGTGGCACGACGACGAGTTCAGGATCGAGGGCGCGGCGCTGATGAGCCTGTTGCGCTCCATCGCCCAACAGCCCGCAGCCGTGGATGAGTTGCCCGATTGCCCACACAGCGCGCTAGACGGATGCGACTGCTACGCCACCCAGCAACAGGAGCCGACGACGTGAGCGCGCTGCGTCGTTACGCCTGGGTCGCAGCGCTGGTCATCCTCGGTCTCTACCACAACATCGTGGTCGTCGGTAGCGGCGATCTAGCTTCTTTTCTGCTTGCGGCGGTGTGCCTATTCACCGCCGGATACGTCGCCGGAGACAGTGACCATGACCGCCGGGACTGATCTGCTGCCGCTTCCTCGCACGTTGCGGCACCCCAGCGACGCAGACCTTGCTGAACACGTCCAAGCCTACGCCCGCGCCTGCGTATCCAGCGCCACCGAGGCGCTGCGGGCGGAGGTGGAGGACTTGGAAGTTCAGGTCGCCGGGCTGACCGTGGAGGTCGAGCATCACACTGCGTACGCGATCACCCATCGCGGGGCGCTGCGCTACTGCAACTCGAACATGCGAGACGCCTACTCCGACGAGAAGGTACGGGCAGAGACAGCCGAAGCCCGCGCCGAGCGGCTGGCGGAGGCGTTGCGCGAGTTGGCCGACGCCGTGTTCGCCGAGTTCTGCGGCGACGAAACAGAGTCGATGGAGCCGGACGACAGCAAGGTCAGCTATCCCGAGGATCGATGCCACATCACGTTCGGGATGATCCGACGCGCCCGCGCCGCGCTGGAACAGGAGACGACGAATGGCTGACTTGATCGAGAGGTTGCGCGATGCGCAGGCGGCGGGCGTTGGCAGCGCCAAGCTGTTCAACCTGATTGACGAAGCCGCCGCCGCCCTCGAAGCGGCGCGGGAGGATGCGGCCGTCTTTGCGGAGAAGGTGGACGGGGTGGCGTCGTTTCTTGTCGGGTACGGCGACGTGGCTGAGTTCGCGGCCAAGAACCTGCGCGACGCACTGTTCGAGTACGACGCCGCCATCGACCAGGCGCGCGGGAAGGCTGGGCAGGAGGTGGGGAAGTGAGCATGGCGCAGATTCGCAAAATGTACGGCGTGCCCGCGAAAAGGGGGATGCGCGTCAAGGCTAAGGTTGGCCCGGCCGCTGGACATTTCGGCTACATCCGAAACAGCAAGAACGGATGGCTGACCGTCACGGACACCGCCAGCGGACGATACGGCTGGTGGGGCAGATTCCACCCCAACGACATCGAGTTCCCCACCCCACCGGACCCCGACCATGCGTAAGGGCAGAAGCACGGGCACGCCGACGAAGGCGCAGCAGGCGAGGCACGACGCCATCCGCGAGGCCGGCTGCATCGTGGCCAGGATGCGCGGGCTGGGGTTCGTGCCGGCCGAGATCCATCACCTCACGATCGGGGGCAAGCACGGGTCGAAGCGGCGCGGGCACGATCATGTCGTGGGCCTGAACCCGTACAGCCACCGCGGCTATCCGTTCGGTGGCATGTCGGCGGCGAGGTGCGAAGAACTGTTCGGCCCCAGTTACGCGCGCCAGCCGCGGCTGTTCCGCGAAACGTTCGGCCAGGACGCGGCGCTCGAGGCGTTCCAGGCGCAGCTGCTGGGCGAGGTTGACGGGTGAACGTGCCCGTGCAACGATTCATCGGCCGGCCCCTTCCCGGCTCCCCTCGGCCCGGCCAGCGTATCCCCCGCTGGCCGGGCTTTTACGTTCAGCGCATTGCCAGCACGCGGCAATCGATCGAGAAACTGCTGCCGGCCGGGATCTCGGGCGTGGTCATCGTCACCAGCAGGACGTCGGGGGAGGACGGGATGGCGTGGTGGATCGCGAAGCCCGGGGCCAGTGGCGCCAGGGGGAACAGCATCACCATATCGCGCGGCATGACGCCGGAGACGCCATCGGCCTGCAGCGTGTGGATCCCGGCGGCCATGTCCTCACCGGCCCTGTGTTCCAGCCGGATGGTGCCAATGGGCAGCCGAGCGCCTGGACGTCGCGGCATGCCTGGCTGCTGGGCTTCATCCTCGGCCCGCCGGAGCGCGCGCTGCACGCGCAGTTCAGCATTCGGATCACGGCGTCTGGACATAGCGTTGACCGCTGGCGGTGGATGCGCGACCATCTTAGCCCTACCGGCGAAGGGCCGTCCCGCATGAGCGTCCGAGACATCCAGCAGCGCCTGGCCGCCGCCGGCTTCGACCCGGGTCCGATCGACGGGCTTTCCGGGCGCAAGACGATCGCCGCGCTGGACGCGGCGCTGGCACAGGCCCTGCGCTCCACGTCTACGGGGATGATTCCGTCCGAGTCCGTGCTGATCAGCGCCATCGAGCCTGGCTTGGCGCTGCTTCCATCCAAGATGACGACACCGGAGGCGCGGCTGATCATGCTCGCGATCTCCGGGCAGGAGGCCGACTTCCGGCACCGCTGGCAGGTGTTCGATGCTTCCCGCCCCGAGGCGATGGGCGCCGCCCGGGGGCTGTGGCAGTTCGAGCGCGGGGGCGGCGTGAAGGGCGTTCTGACGCATCCCAGTTCCAAGGGTCACGCCGTGGCGGTCTGCTCGGCGCGTGGCGTGGACGCGACCGTCCCCGCTGCCTACGGCCGGCTGCACGCGGACGACGTGCTGGCCGCGGCATTTGCGCGGCTGCTGCTGTTCACCAGTCCCCACGCCCTGCCCGCCATCGGTGACGAGGAGGGGGCCTGGGTCGCCTACCTGCGGGAGTGGCGCCCTGGTGCGCACACGAACGGGAGCCCGGCGCAGCGGGCGAAGCTGCGGGCGAAGTGGGGCAGCTACTACGCCGAGGCCCGCCGGGTGCTGGGCGTATGACCACGCTCTTGGGCCTGTTCTTCCTCCTGCTGGCCATCGGTCTGGCGTTCGCTGCCGGCGTGGTCTGCGGCCACCGGTTCGCGCTGTACGTGCGGGTGCGCAACTGGTGGCAGGATCAGCGCAACAGCTTCCGCTGGCCGAAGGAGTGATGTCGGTGTCCCCATCGCGCCAGGTGGACCTGTCCGTCGCGGAGAACCTGGTGGGCATCGCTCTGGGGGCACAGCACAGCGTCGACCTGCTGCAGTCGAGCGTGAAGCAGTCAATGGAAACAGTGGTGTCCAGGCTGGATTCCGTGGGCGCCGAGCAGCGCGAGATGACCAAGAGCCTGCGGATGGTGGCCGAGACGGTCGCGGAGATGCAGTCCCGGTCCGAGGCGATCGAGCGGCTGGGCAGGGCTATCGACCGGAACACGCTCGAGCACATGGAATGGCGGAAGCAGCATGAGGCCGAGAATCGGCTGGTGGCGGACCGGGTGACGCGGTTCTCTGGCGTCCTGGTCGGGTTCGGGGTCGCCGGCATGCTGATCCTGTCGCTGGCCGCCTACGTGGTCATGTCCCAATTCGACGCGGTGCGGGCCGAGCGTCTGGCCGCGGAGGTCACAGCAGCCCGGGATCTGCAGTATCTGCGGGCCGAGACGACGCGGTTGGAAGCCCGGGTCGAGGAAATCTCGAAGGAAGCCAAGGCCACCAGGGGGTTGAAGTGAAACCGGAACAGCTGAAAGCATGGGGCGTCGCGCTCGCCGCCGTCCTCGCCGTGATCGCATCCTCCGGCCCGGAGGCCAT